ACCAGACCACGAACGTAAGATAGTGAGAAATATGATTTCAGATGAATTAGTTAGAATGGAGAACGCATAATGTTTAGTGAATCAGTTAATAATTTTATCGAATACGTCAATTCGTTTTATGGACGTGACGGAATTTATCGTTTGATGAGACACGGTAAGTGGGTAACTAAAACAGATATCGAAGTTGCAATTGAAGCAACAGAGTTTACTTTAGACGATGGCGTTTTTTGTGGAGACTCAATTGACCGTGAAGCGGTTCGTTGGACTTTAGAAGCAAATGGATTTTCAGAGGAAGGATTAGTATAATGGGAATGACAGTAGAAGTTTATAGAAATTCAGATGGATACGATTGTACCAATGGTGGAATGACATCAAGTCCACTTGTAACACAAGTGCATGTTTTGAATGTGCCTGGTGTTGATAATCCTCGTGCAGACGTTCCAGATGCATGGTTAGTTAAAGGTAACTTACCAAACACTGTAAAACTTGTCTGTGGTGATAATGGTTGGGCAGAAGAAGACGGCACACACCATGCAGAATATTCACCAATGTTCGGTGGCAATGCAGTTCACACATCTGACAGTCGTTGGTCTGAAGCAATCCAGAAAATATCTGGAAGTAATGGTTATCCTAGTGGATTTGTTCCTGTCCACGATAGAAATGAGTAGTGCGACAATCTGTCATACTTGACAAAGGGGGTTATAGGTATTATATAAATCCTATGACTCCTTTTATTCATTTTCTGGTCGGGGTTGAATCCCTTATAAATAGAGGTATCAATAAAGGATAGATCTATGGCAGTTACCGAATCATCACTCTCGCAGAGAAACTTTCTACAACCAAACGGTTATCAATTAACTGTATATCGTAAAAGGTTTCAGAACTTAGAGTTCTTTGCACAAAGAGTATCACACCCAACCATAACAATGAATCCATCATTAGTACCATTCAAAAGAACTGATACAAAGTTTGTTGGAGATACACTAGAGTTTGGGGAACTGAATGTAGAGGTTTTATTAGATGAACAAATGGCAGTGTATACAGAAATCCAAAATTGGATGGAGTCTATTGTCAATACAAAGGTTAGCACACCTTCAGAGGGTGCAACAGGATTAGGGGTTGCAACTACTCAAGATCTGCCAGAATACGATATAAGATTATCTATTCTAAATAGTAATAACAATGTTGCCAAGACGGTATTATACAAATCGTGTTTTCCAATTTCTCTCGGCACTGTCGAATTTGCCGCATCAGTAGGTGCAATTGAATATGTGGTGTTGCCTGTAACGTTTGCTTACACAACATTTACAATGACTTAAAATGAAAGTATATTATGGACATAAAGAAAATACTAGAACTCTGGGAAGAAGATAGTAAAATATCTGGAACTTCGCTAGACGAAGATTCGCGTAAAACTCCACAACTACATGCAAAGTATCTTGGGTATCTTGCAGATGCTAAGATGCAGAGAACTCGTGCAGAGATGCAACAGAAGTCTTTGTTGAAAGATAAATGGATGTATTATAATGGTAAAATGGACGAAGACGAGATGAATTCTAAAGGGTGGGATTATGATCCGTTGGGTGGCAACCTTGTGATGAAGGGTGACATGGGTAAAATATATGACGCAGATCTAGACATACAGAAGTCTGAAGAAAGGGTTGTATATTGGAAAACTGTGTGTGAAACTCTTACCGAGATAGTCAACAATCTAAACTGGAGACACCAGACGATTGGTAATATGATTAGGTGGAAGATGTTCGAATCGGGTTCTTAACCCACTCAAATTCTCTTTGTCCATCAGACGTATTGTAATATCCGTTTTTGTTTTTCTCAAGAGGTAACCAAGGGAACTCATCTGTCATCTTTTGCATAGGATGCCACAGATGTCTTTTATTATATTTTATCGATCTGAACTGTCCTTTAACATTTGACTTCCAGATTTTGCTTCTATAATGATGTTGGTAATTTCTGCTAGACCAGACAATCTTTCTACAGATGGTTTGGTCTTTTCTTTTGAAATCAAAATATTCCGCACTATCGAGAATAGCGGCAATATCCCTTGTGTATGCTTTTGAGAATATTTTTGGATCAACTAAGTCTTCCATTAGTTCTAAATGGTTTTTGTATCCGTCTAATATAATATTGTCAATAAACTCTTGTGGCGTGTTATATTTCTCTTCCACTAATGATTTGAATTGATCTATAACAGTCCAGTTTTTAGTGGGTATTCCAACACACTCAGTTCTACGAAGCACCCCAGTTATTTCCGTCACTTTCCCTAAAGACTCCCATTCTTAGCATTCGACGCACATAAGGTGTGGTTCTAAATGCCCCATTTGCATTTAACAGTTGAAGTTTCTCTCGATAGTTATCGTAATAACTTAAATCATAATCACTGTCAGCGGGCCATTCTACAGATCTTTCTATAGTCTGATTTGCTTGATCAAAGTTTGAGTATGTCGCAGTGTTTAAAATACCAGCACAAGAGTCTTTTATTGTATTCCAAGCAGATATATTATCAGAGTCTGCAATTGCCATTAAAGATGAATATGATGTATGACCACTTAAAACGATGTTTTGTATAAAATCAGAATCGTTAGTGTAAGTGTCAGATGTGCTTGACGTAAACTTGTCATCAATTTTCATAACTGCCATGATTTTTCCTCTTGTTATTGTGTTATTTATAAGAGTTTTATTCTCTGATTGTGTCTAAAGTTGTACAATGATGCCCACCGAGAAGATATCTACCATGTGGAAGTTTGACTCCTATAGTTTCAATGCCCACTTGATTTAGTTTTTCACGTATTGTATATTGATCTGGATCACATACTACTAATTCTGGATTAATACTGAATACATTCAATGCCATCCATTTCGTGCAGATTGATGGTACTACAGTTTCTTGCTCAACAATGTCTTCGTCCAGTATCCACAGTTTATCCCAGTTTTTCATAAATTCTGGAATGTTTTCTTCTTTTACTCTTGCACCGTTCAACATCACCAACCCCTCACGCAAAGGAATGATAGTAGAATCTATATGACTTCCATGATATACAGTTTTAGGAATAGTTGTAACACGATATTCGTGACCAAGAACATTTTGCAACCATCTTGCACCAGCAAAGTTACCAGTTGAACTTACAAGATATAGTATGTCATTATTACAACGCATGACGTTTGCGGCATCAAACATATAATCTGCTTCTATATCAGGGAATGTGATATAAGATCTACCAGTCAAGTGTGGTAACAGTGCTTCCTGTTCCATCATACGATCTTTTAAATGCATAGGAGAACATATAACTTTATCACCAATAATTAGAATACTATCTCTTGGTGAGTAACACCCGAACCCATTCCTTTCACGATAGTTTATTTCTTTTGGACGAATTACTTTGACTCCCTCTCTTTCGAGAACGTTTTTAAAGTTTTCGAGTGCATTATTAACTTGATATATAATAGTGTTAGGAACTTTACCAATAGGAGCAGATTTAAATTTAGAACGAAAATCTTTGGTACTGGGCCAGTTCATATGATCAGCCGTACCTAAGATTACCTCTTTTAGAGTATCCCATTCGTTATTTGAGTTTATTGAAATCATGGACAACCTTATAGTTAAAAATAAAAACCACAGTGTTCTACACGTAGAGTGTGACTATGGTATTGCAAATGAACTGAGTGAGTTTTTCTCATTCTTTGTTCCTGGTTATAAGTTTATGCCTGCCTATAAGAATCGTGTGTGGGATGGTAAGATCCGTTTGTTTGATGTTCGCACAAACGAATTGCCTGTGGGTTTGTTTCCCTTTCTAGAAGAGTTTGCAAAACCTCGCAACTATCCTATCACCGTAGAACACGATAACTATTATGGTAGACCAGATGCTACTAATGCTATAGATCCCGACAAAATTATGGAGTTCATAAAGAACGAACAAATCATGTCGAGAGGTTCACCCATCGAAGTCAGAGATTATCAGTTTGATGCAATCTGTGAAGGACTGCATAAGAAACGTTCTGTTCTGATATCACCAACTGGTTCTGGTAAGTCTCTCATTATATATATTCTCATTAAATACTATTTAGGATTATTAAACGATAGTCGTGGAAGTAAAAAGGTATTGATAATTGTGCCGACGACTTCACTGGTGCAACAGATGTATAACGACTTCGAAGACTATGGTATGTTGGTCGAGAACGGTTGTCACAAAATCTACTCAGGGAAGGATAAAGAAACTGACAAGGGTATTGTAATTTCTACATGGCAGTCTATATACAAACTACCACCCAAATGGTTTGAAAAATTCGGGTGCGTAATAGGCGACGAGTGTCACGGATTCAAATCTAAATCGTTGACAACCATTATGAATAAGTGTAAGGAAGCAGAGTATCGGTTTGGCACGACAGGAACACTGGACGGTACGCAGACACACGAACTGGTATTACAGGGGTTATTTGGAAAGATATATAATGTAACAACAACAAAGAAATTACAGGATAATGACACTCTTTCTAAACTAAATATAAATGTACTACTACTAACATATCCAGAAAGTATACGTAAAGAGTTTGGTAGAAAAGAGTATCACGACGAATTAGATTTCATTGTTCAACACGAAGGTAGAAATAAGTTAATTAAGAATCTTGCACTGGATCTCAAAGGTAACACACTCGTCCTATTCCAGTATGTTGAGAAACATGGTAAACCATTATTTGAGTTGATCCGAGATGGTGCCGCCGAAGGAAGGAAAATATTTTATGTATCAGGACAAGTCGAAGCAAGTGACCGTGAAGTCATTAGGCAGATTGTGGAGACACAGACAAACGCAGTTATCGTTGCTAGTCTTGGAACGTTCTCTACTGGTATTAACATCCGTAACCTTCATAATATTATTTTCGCTAGTCCTTCTAAGTCTCAGGTAAGGGTATTACAGTCGATAGGTAGAAGTCTAAGAAAGAGTGATGATGGAAGTGACGCAACATTATATGATCTCGCAGATGATTTACATTGGAAGTCAAGAAGAAACTTTACATTAACCCATTCTGAAGAAAGAATAAAGATCTATGCAAAAGAACAATTCAACTATAAAGTATATGAAGTGAAGTTATGAGAAAAGATATTAAACAAATAAAAACCTTAAATGGTGAAGAATTAATATGTGAAGTTCTAGAAGTTCTGGAAGATGACTATGGTGATGCCATGATTGTCAAGAACTGTCTCAGCATCGTGTGTGAGGAAGATCGCAAACGTGAGATACGTTGGTATACCTTTAGACCTTTTATGTTGCATCAAGACGCAGATCAACAACTTGTTTTGAATACAACTAATATTCTTTGTATAACTAATCCATCTCGCGGAGTCCTTGATTACTTTCAAACCTATGTGCAGAACTTCAGAACAATAAAGAATGAATCTGATGATTGGGTATCTGATAATATTGATGTTACTTTCTCAGATGACGATTCTGACCTAGATAACCTGATTCGTTTCCCTGGTTCTAGACCAGATAAACTACACTGACCCACCTCAAAAACGCTTAATTTATTATACAGGAGATTCGCCCTAGAGTCAATACCATAAAAATATTTTTTAACCTCTTTACTTTTCCTCTGAACTGTAATATAATAACAGTAATATATGCTAGGAGTATATAATGAAACTAAAACCAAAAGAGAAACCGCATTATGTAAACAATGCAGATTTCTCACAAGCAGTGGTAGAATACTGCAAAACTGTAATCGAAGCAAAAGAAACTGACGATCAACTACCAGTCGTAACTGATTACATTGCATCATGCTTTCTAAAGATCGCAGAAGGATTATCCCATAAATCAAACTTCATACGGTATACGTACCGAGAGGAGATGGTTATGGACGCGGTAGAGAATTGTCTAAAGGCAATTGAAAACTACAACATCGAAGCGGCAACACGCACAGGTAAACCAAACGCATTTGCATATTTTACGCAGATTGCATGGTTTGCGTTTCTACGTCGTATTGCCAAAGAAAAGAAACAACAAGACATTAAACAGAAGTGGATCTCTCAGTCGATGATATCTGAGTTTGCAGATATGGGTGAAGACGAGAACGGTGCATCTACATCACAGTATTTTGTAGATCAATTAAAGAAACGTATTGACCAGATCAAAGAGAAAGATACTTCTATAAAAGATTTCAAGAAGTCTGAAGCAAAGAAACGCAAGAAGAGAGAAGTCTCTTCTACCGACTCAGATCTTGGAGAAATACTTAAATGAAGGTAGCAATTTTAAATGATACACATGCTGGTATACGCAATAGTTCAGACATTTTTACAGATAATGCTGATAAGTTTTATAGTGAAGTCTTCTTTCCGTTTGTTCTGGAAAATAACATTAATCGCATTATCCACCTTGGTGACGTATTTGACAATCGAAAGTTTATTAATTTTAAGTCTCTTAACAGATATCGTAAATCATTTCTGAGTAAACTACGAGAACACAATATCCATATGAACGTGATATTGGGTAACCACGATACATTCTTCAAGAATACAAATGAACTGAACAGTCTCAAAGAGTTACTTGGTCACTATATGAATGAGGTGACTATCCACACAGAACCAGAGATACTAAACCTAGATGGTCTACAATTTGGTATGTTGCCTTGGGTTTGTCCAGAGAATCACGACAGGTCTATGGAGTTTATCCGTACTGCCAAGTGCGACATTTTAGGCAGTCACCTAGAACTGTCAGGTTTCGAGATGATGCGTGGTATCAAGAATACTCATGGTATGAGTCCAGACCACTTCAAGAGATTTGAGATGGTTCTATCTGGTCACTACCATGTTAAGTCGAGTATGGAAAACATTACCTATCTCGGTAGTCAGATGGAGTTCTTTTGGTCAGATGCCCACGATGACAAGTTTTTTCACGTGCTAGATACTGATACACGCGAACTCACACCAGTCAGGAATCCACACAGGTTATTCGAAAAGATTATATACGACGATACAAAGACAAACTATGCAGATATGGACATCAGTTTTGTTGATAATAAATTTGTAAAAATAGTTGTAATTAATAAGACAGACCTCTTTACTTTTGATCGATTTGTTGATAGAATACAAGATAGAGCGATTCACGAACTAAAGATTGCCGAGAACTTCAACGAGTTCCTCGGTGAGAATGTGGACGACGATAGTGTATCAGTAGAAGATACTAGCACATTGTTAGACAGTTATGTGGACGCAGTAGAAACGGAATTAGATAAGGACAAGTTGAAGAACAAACTTCGCAACTTATTGACAGAAGCACAGGCACTAGAAATAGCATGATCGTATTCAAAACCCTACGGTGGAAGAACTTTCTATCGACAGGAAATAATTGGACAACAATAGATTTACACAAATATCGTTCGACACTTGTAGTCGGACACAATGGGTCAGGTAAGTCTACAATATTAGACGCATTATCATTTGCTCTTTTTGGAAGAGGGCACAGAAATATTAGTAAAACGCAGTTGGTGAATTCCATCAACGGCAAGAATTCTTTGGTTGAAGTTGAATTTGATATAGGACGTTCTGCTTTCAAAGTCATACGTGGGATCAAACCCAATGTCTTTGAGATATGGCAAGACGGAACTATGATGAACCAATCTTCTCACGCTAAAGAATACCAGAAGGTCTTAGAACAGAACATCATCAAATTGAACCACAAATCGTTCCATCAGATCGTGGTGCTTGGTAGTAGTAGTTTTATTCCTTTCATGCAACTTCAAGCATCACATCGCCGTGATGTCATCGAAGACCTTCTGGACATTAACATCTTCTCTAAGATGAATGGAATCATCAAGGAGAAAAACTCTGGGTTGAAAGAAAGACTAAAGGATACACAGTATAGTCTAGACTTGTTGAAGAACAAGATCGAGGGTCAGAAAAAATACATTCGGGATATCACACAGATCAATGACGATGAAGTCAAAGTCAAGCGAGATCAGATAGACGAATGTAACACAGAGATATCTGAACTGACTGCCAAGACCGAGAAGGCAACCACCCATATAACAAAACACAAAGAAAACGTGGAGAAGTTGTATAGTGAGTTGCACAACAAGAGAGACAAACTTGGTCAGTATAAACACGAGTTCTCTACGCAGATAAAACGTGTAGTCAAGGACGCAAAGTTCTATGAAGACAATACACATTGTCCGACGTGTGATCAGGATATCCTAGAAGAGACAAGAACTACCAAACTCAAAGAAAGCACAGATAAGGCAAAAGAACTACAGGACGCAATATCCAAGGTAGAAAAAGAAGCAACTGCCAATACGGAACAGTTAGATACAATTGAAAAGGATCTAGAGGAAGTTCGTGCATATGAAACTTGTGTGGTATCACATGCGAATACGATCAAACGTTTACACAAACAGATCGACGGTATCAACAAAGATATTGAAAGACTATCTGCACGTGAAGGTGATCTAGGACAGGCAAACACTGATCTAAATGACATGAGAGAAGAGACTGAGGTCATTGTCGATGAACGTGGAGTAATCAACGAAGAGTATGCATATAACAATGTGATGGCAGAAATGCTCAAGGATACAGGTATCAAGACCAAAGTTATCAAACAGTATCTACCTGTTATCAACAAACTTGTCAATCAGTATCTACAGACGTTGGACTTCTTTGTGCATTTTAACCTAGACGAAAACTTTGCAGAAACAATTCGATCTAGACACAGAGATGCATTCTCATATGATTCTTTCTCGGAAGGTGAGAAACAACGTATTGACTTGGCATTGTTGTTTGCTTGGAGAATGATCGCAAAGATGAAAAACTCTGTTGCAACAAACCTATTGGTTCTGGACGAGACATTTGACTCTTCTCTAGACCACGACGGTGTAGAAAATTTAATGAAGATTCTGAATACTCTTGACGGAGATACTAACGTATTTGTTATCTCACACAAAGGTGAGATCCTAGAGGGTAGATTTGAGAATAGACTAGAGTTCAAGAAACCAAAGAACTTTAGTGAAATAAGTGAAATGGGTTTACAATCAGAATGATTTGTGTTATACTAACCCAATGTATTATATAAAGGAAACGAGATGCAGTTAACAGAATTAACTACACAGATGTTGAAAAACTATTCTAGTATCAACTCTAATATGGTTATCCGCAGTGGTAACAAACTTAGCACGATGTCAGAAGCAAGAAACATACTGTCTAGTTGCACAGTCGATATGACTTTTGAACAAACAATAGGTTTGTATGATCTAAATGAATTTCTTGGAGTTGTTGGGTTGGTGGACGAACCACATTTGACATTCGAGGAAAAGATGGTAAACATCGGAGACTCCACAGGAAGATCCAAGATACAATACTATCTGACAGACATAGATCATCTAACATCACCCGATACGGCAATGATAGATAAAGCAAACTCTATGAATGATTTTGAAGTAAAATTTACTTTAGATAATGAGACTCTAAATAAGATCAGACGTGCCGCAAGCACGTTAGGACATGAGACAATCTCAATCACTGGTTCGAGTGGTGCAATCAAACTTACAGTTTGTGATCCAGAGAACAAAACATCTAATACTTTTTCTATAGAGGTGGCAGGTGAATATGAATCGGAAGACTTTAACTTCCTAATGAACATCAACAACGTAAAGATCGTTGGTGGTGATTATAATGTAGGGGTTTCTTCCAAACTTCTATCTAGTTTTAAACACACAGAGAGTGATATCCAGTATTGGATTGCTCTTGAAAAAGCATCAACTTACGGAGTATAAGATGGCAAAAAAAGAAGAAAGTGCAAACGCGGCAATTGCCGATCTAGCAAACAGGACTGCAAGAAGTAGTATTGCAGTAATAGACACGGTATCATCTCGCGGTGGTTTTCGTGGAGAAGAGTTATCCACTATTGGTCAGTTAAGAGATCAATGTGTGCAGATCGTTGCAATGTGTGAAGCAGAACAACAGTCTGCCGCAGATAGTTAAGGTTGACGAATCTCTCCAAATATTATATAATGAGACAACTTGAAATGGAGAACAAATGTCAGCAAACTTTTTATGGGTTGAGAAATATCGACCCAGAACAATCTCGGAAACAATACTTCCCGAAGATATAAAATCATCTCTCCAAGGCATGGTTAGTTCTGGTGAATTGCAGAATATGCTTTTCACTGGAACTGCTGGTCTGGGAAAGACAACTGCCGCACGTGCGTTGTGTAATGAACTCAAACTTGATTACATTGTTATTAATGGATCTGAAGAGGGTAACATTGACACACTACGTGGTAAGATAAAACAATTTGCATCTACCGTATCATTGATGGGTGGATACAAAGTCGTCATACTTGACGAAGCAGACTATCTAAATCCACAATCGACCCAACCTGCATTGCGTGGGTTCATCGAACAGTTCTCGGACAACTGTCGATTTATTCTCACTTGTAACTTCAAGAATCGTATCATTGAACCACTGCACTCTCGGTGTGGTGTATATGAGTTTAATGTGCCTAAGAAGGACAGTGGTGAACTTGCAGAACAATTTATGGATAGACTGAAATACATAGCAAGTGTAGAAAACATTGGTGCTAATAATTCAGATATCGCAAACCTTATAATGAAACATCTTCCCGATTGGCGAAGGGTCATCAATGAGTTTCAACGCAATTGTAAGGACAATGTATTCAACGCCCCACGTGCATTGGCATCTGGTGACACTGGACAGTTCGAACCGTTATTCAGTGCATTGAAAGATAAAGACTTCAAGAAGATGCGGTCATGGGTTGCAAACAATCTTGATTTAGATTCATCTGCAATTATTCGTGCGATCTATGATAATATGAATACTAGAGTCAAACCAGCAAGCATACCACAGTTGATACTAATACTTGCAGACTATCAATACAAAGCATCATTTGTTGCAGATCACGAATTGAATCTTGTGGCGTGTATGACCGAAGTAATGGCGAGTGCAGAATGGCAAGCATAAACGCAATACACCCGAAGACGGACATAACAGGTCGTCCTAATAATAGATTTTCAGAGTTTCAAGAACTCTTTGATTGGAAAGGTGGTATGAGTGTTCTTGACTTTGGTGGTAACACTGGTGAATTAATGAGAGGTGTTATCAATCCCAGATATGTAATTTTGGACGTTTCCAAAAAAGCAATAGAAGAGGGTAGAAGAATAAGTCCTGGCAATTTTATTTGGTATAACAGATATAATTGGATGTATAATCACGAAGGTTTAGACATAACAGTTCCACCCCTTAAAGGTAAATATGATTGTATCTGGGCATACAGTGTGTTTAGTCACACAGACTATGAAGAACTAAAAAATTCATTACAATCTTTTATGAAGATGAACTATGGACAAATCTGTGTAAGTGTGCTAGACTACAATGATAAAGAAGTAGTAAATTATTTTGATTACAAAAGAAAGAAAGTATATGGTGATTGCATTGACTGGACACACGAATTCTGTGTCAATACTTTATCACTATTCGACAATAGAAAATTTATATGTGGACAACTAAAAATGCCACAAGAAAATTGTAGACATTTTACAACATTCTATAATTTAGATTGGTTAGTAGAAAGTCTACATAATGACAATATACCTGTAGAATTGAGGTATGCGTCAAACACAAGGATTCCGTTCTTATGGATAGCAAGTTAATTAATCACTTCGATCATGGAGTAACACTACCCAAGATCACAAGAAAAACGACTAAGAATGGTCGTAGATATTTTACACCAGAGGGTAAAGCATACCCATCTATTACAACCATACTTGGGCAAGTAAGTAAGGAAGGTATAAAAGAATGGCGTAAAAGGGTGGGTGAAGAGGAAGCAAATAAGATTTCTCGACAGGCATCAACTCGTGGAACGGCAGTGCATCAATTGTGTGAGGATTATATCAATAATGTTCCCGATTGGAACAAAGATGTAATGCCTAATAACCTTGCATCATTCCTTGATTTGAAGAAGATTATCGACGAACGATTAGACAATGTGTGGTTTCAAGAGGAGTTTTTGTATAGCGACAAGTTAGGGTGTGCAGGTCAAGTAGACTGTATAGCAGAGTTCGACGGACAACTATCCATCATTGACTTCAAGACATCAAGAAAACCTAAGAAAGAAGAATGGATCGAAAACTACTTTATCCAAACTTCGTTCTATGCCGCCGCATTTTATGAAAGAACAGGCATAGTTATAAAACAATGTGTAATTCTGATTACTGTTGACGGACATGAACCACAGATATTCAAGATAGAACCATATCAATACATTCCCAGACTTTTAGAAATCAAGAAGAAATATGGATTTTAATAAGATATATCACGAGGACTGCCTTGACACTCTCAAGAGAATGGAAGATGATTCCGTTGACGTTACTATCACGTCACCACCATATAATCTAAATCTTAGAGTTTCAAAGGATAAGTATATTCGTCGAGATATGGGCAAGTCCAATATTACTACCAAGTATGGAACTATTCAAGATAATGAGTTTGCAGATAGCATGCCAATAGACGAATAT